TATTATCCCTAATTATTATTTTTTTGACATTAATAATTAAGATGACTAGGGGGCTTATAAAGTTACTTAGATGTGTAGTTACACAGGTTGTCATTGAACAAATAAATATAATATTGAGTAAAGTTAAGAATGTCAAGTTCAGGGAGGTCATCGATGTCACCAAGAAGACCATCTTCAATACGGACTCCAAGGCGTTCAGTAGAAAGAACACCAGATCCAGTAAATGATCCCAATAATGATCCTTTTATACCAAGTCCAAATAGACCCCAAGGTTCAAGAGTAAGACGAAGAATTGAAAATAACAACAATAACGGAAGAAGAATTAATTTCGATAATATACCAAATACACCATCTCCACCCAGAGCTTCAACTTCAAGACAACCTATTGCTAGTCCAAGCCCCAGATCTAAGCTTCGGAAATTACAAGAAACAAAAACTGTGGATTATTTAGAAAAATTAATGAAAAAACATAAACTTAATAAAAACAATAAAGAGGATTTTGTAACTATAAATAAAAATAGTAAAATAAATATTAAAAATAAAATAACAGACCCTGTATTTTTATTGAGTGATGTTTATGAAACAAGGGATGGTAAAGTTAAAAATGTATATTCAAAAAAATATCTTGAAAGTGCGTGGAAAAACAGAACAATTTTCAAAAGTCCCGTGACTGGTGTAAGAACAGATCCCTCGTTGATGGTTAGATTTAACCCAAGGTTGCACATAAATAATGTTATTGCTTCAAACCAAGAATTAAAAAGATACAAAGAAAATAAAAAAATAATTTCCCAAACATTGGGTGAAGAAACATACGTTTCTGGATTTCTAGTTCGTAATATTAAAAACAATATAACAAAACACTCTTTAAAATTAATTAAATATCTTAATCAAAAACATGGTAATTTGAGTGTTATGGCTATAGAATTTTTAGACATTCCAATAACACATATAAGAAGATATACAGTTGAAACTATCCAACTGTTAACTAAATCCCAAGTAGATAAAACTATTAAGGTTCATAAAAAATTGGAAAATTTATTAAAAAAACCTGTACCAGGTGATGAAGTAAAACGATATTTATATCAAGTTAATAGAATAATGTTTATTTTTTATTTAAAATCTGTTGTTATTCACGAAATAACATTAGACACACTTATTGATTTCTATAAAATATTAAAATCAAAACCAGAAGGAAGAGTTCATCTCAACAAAGCAAATTTATCTATTTTTAGTGGAATAATTAATTTTCCACCAAACTAAAAAAATATTCTAACCAATTACTTTTTACATATGGGCTACATATCTAAAAAGTAAGTTGCTCCAAATGGGTTTCGAACCCATGACCTCGGCGTGCCTTTGTATGAATACTCATACTTTAGTATAGTTATAACTATAAGCACCGCGCTCTAACCAGCTGAGCTATAGGAGCTTCAATTTGAGTTCGGGAGAGCTTCCTGCTTCCCATATAATACTGTGGTGTTCGCTTTAAGTAATTACAATCTTCCTGATATATCGTCATACTTATTTGTTTGTGTTTCTAGGTTACCTATTGTTGGGCTTAAAACAAGGGATGGTTGGGATGGTACTTCTTGTTTTCCCTTTGGTACGAATTTGCATACATCTATAACACTTAGTCCGTTACATACATCTGGTTTGTTCATTTTTTGTGGAAATTCTTGATTAAATTCAACTATACATTCTGGGGGTATATCGGGGGATTCGGAGAGAAGCCTATCGTACTCATCTTTACACTTATTGACGAAATCCAAAACAGGCGCCCTATCTTCTCTATCTAGAGAAAGTTCTAAATCAATACTTCTGTAGAATTTTGCGTATTGAATACACGTCAGAGAATGTGCTTCGGAAAGTTTTTGACTTTGACTAAATTTAGCGACAGATGTGAGAACACCACTAATAATATTGAGAGTTGCGAAGAAATATTGTAAAAGAAGAATCATTAACCTTTTATCTGGTTCTGGTTCATCTGGGCTTAGTACGGCAAACCCCCCAACTCCGGTTATGCTTGATATGATAATACTTGGTAATGTCAGTCTGTTTGATATTTTTTTTAATCTGATACGTGCATTATTGTGTAGCCACCTGTATCCAGCTGCCCTTTCAGCCCATTTATACACAAGAGCTTCCTGTTTTGAACACCACTCAGGTTTTTTATCGCCCATATCATAATTAAAGAAATTAAAAATAACAATTAATACTAGAGTATGTGCGACGTTGCTGGTGCATCTACAGCAGGTGTTATTTCACTCAACGCAATCGGTGGACAAGATGTTTACCTGGTTGAAGAAAAAATTGAAAAATCATTGTTTAAATACGATGAAATAAGGCACACAGATTACACAAGATTTTATAGAAGTACAAAAATTGACAACAAAACAAAACAAAAGTTTTGGCCCTTTGGTCAAGAAGGAAATGTAGTCAAAGTAACTTTTAATCCACAATCCATGGGTGATTTACTTGCTAATATGTATTTATCAGTGGACCTTCCTCCTTGTATATATAGCAGATATGTCGGAGATTCTTTGTTTAAATCTATAACATTTAAAGTTGATGAGGTAGAAGTTGAAAAAATTTATGATGATTGGCAGGTTATTTATAACGAAATGTATTTAGAAACAAGTGAAAAATCAGCAAATGATTATTTGTTAAACAGGATGATGAACCCAGTCTCCAAAGAGCGCGATGAAGAAGTTGCACTTAAAAATGCTGATGGTGCACTTTCAACTATCACAACATTAATTCCATTAAGATTTTTCTTTTCAAGAAAATATGCTAAATCAGAATATGATGTAAATAAACCAAATCGTCCATTTCTTCCACTGTGTGCAATGTATAAACAAAAGATTATTCTAGAATTTGAATTTAATCCAGTTTGGTTCTTTAGTAAACAAAAAAACTCGTTTGCTAATTCAGAACCAAAGTTTATTCACGGTAAAAATGATTTTGAACTTCCAACATTGGATAATTTTAAAATTATAACCGAAGAAATTACGCTTTCTCCCTTGGATAGAGCTTATTATTTGAAAGAAAAATATGATTTGTTGGCTAACCTTGTATTTAGGAACCCAACAATTGAGACATCCCCTAAGGACCCAAATATTAGAACAAATTTGGTTCCAAATATTCCAGTAAAATGTTTACATTGGTTTCTAAGAAGAAAAATATACGAATATAAACTTCCGATTGAATTACCATCAAGTGATCCAGACTACATTCGTAGATATACTGAAATATATGTGAGAGATGGTATTAATTTAATTGATAGCCGTTTTAGATTTGAAAGAATTAAAGAGGCTAAAATTTACTTAAATGGTTTGGATCTTCCAAATGTTTCAGTGGCGGATCACAAATATTACAAGTATTATATTCCACTACAAGCACGCTTAACTTGTCCACAAAAGAACATTTATACATATTCTTTTGCAATGACACCAATGAATGCTGATCCAACAGGTAACTTGGATTTTTCAAATTTCAATTCAGATAAGACATTTTTAGATATTAAAATGTTTGGTGGAACATATTCAACTGATGGTTATCATAGTTCAAATGTGACTAGATTGGACGAAACTTATATCTTATATGTTTATTACACTGGTTTAAAGATGTTTAGCTTTGAAAATGGTTTCATGAGTGAAACAAGATAAACAAATAAATCACTTTACATTAAAGATGATGAGAACAGGGTTCGATATGACAGGTCAAAACGACAACCGTGGGGATGATATTATACAGGGTATGATTAACATTATTCAACCAGTTTTTGAACAGGGGATAGTGTTGGCTGCAGAGTATTGTAAAGCTTGTGGTAGGGATGTTATGTTAGATGAAGATATTGAATATGCCATGAAATACTGTATTATGCATCGCGTTGGGCAAGCGAGTGGTTCAATTTTTAATGAAGGGGAAATTGATTTTGATGAGGATGAGGAAGATGAAATTGAAGTGGTCCCAGTTGATGAATTACCAACTTTCACGAGGTACACAGGAAACAATTCTCAAATGATTCGTATTAACCAGGCATACGACGAGTGGAAAGAATGGAAACCAGAAAGTCCCGCTCATGAAATATTAAAAAATGCATTAGATAATAATGAGTTCCAAGTTCGAGACACTTCAACCTGAAGGGTGGAATCTGACAATCAATAAGGACTTTAAATATATAGATGAAGACACTGAGAGTGAGTGTAGTGAGTATTCATTTATAGATGATTTTGTCCCCCCTCCTCAAAAGAAAAAAAATTTTAGAAGTGTAATGACTAAAGAAGAATTTCTTCCCGAATAATTTTCTTTATAATTAGTATAAAATGTCTACAGCGCAAGAAGTTGTTAAGACCGTCGCCTCCGAACTCGAAGTCCAATCCCTCAACGCGATTGTTGGTGGTTTCGCTTTCGCCGCTGCTCTCTCATGGATGGACCTTGTTCGATTCCTCGTCCAAGCGATTATCCGTGTGAAGAACAATGGTGGTGCCCACTACGCCTTGACTGCGCTACTCACCACAGTCCTTTCAATCGCGGTGTTCTTGGTTGTCCGCGCCGTCAACAAGGACGTCAAGCGCCCAGCTCAAGCAATCTACGCGGTTACTCGCTAGGTGGTGTTTTGGGTCTAGTTACATAAATAGCAAATATACCAAATATAACAATGATGGCTATCGCGAGATACACTTTGTATTTATGCCAATCCCATCTATCAACATCATCAAATTCTGGGATGCTGATTGGTGGTGGTAAAGAAACATCTCTCTTTACCTTTGATACAATCTTTTCTTTGGAACACTTCATTTTGAATTTTAAACTATAATTTGAGTTTCTAAAGTCATATGGAACAAGTTTTCCACCACTTGAATACAAGAATTCAAGTCTTAAATTTTGTAAAGTGCTTTGGACACCCGAATTAAAATCATATTCAACCAAATCATCCGAGTTTACAAATTTGGAGGATTCTCCTTGTTGTAAATGAATTTTACCTGTATAGTGTGGATTGTTGTAATAAATGTCCTTAGAATACACATCTGAACCACAAGTAAGTCTCAATAACAAGGCATTGGGTCCATTTAAGTTTATTGCACCAGATTGAATTGTATTTGCACTAGAAGAAACATCTGTGGCTGAGAATCCCAAAACTTCATGGGGTGTTGTTAATGGGGTATTTATATCTGAACCATTTGTTCCTGATTTAAATTTAAAAGCGAATGCAGAAGAACCAGTAAATGTAAGAGAATCTGTATTACTATTGTAAATTACATTTGACACGGGGGTTGCAGATAATGCAGATTTGAGATCAGAAGCTAGGGTAGTTCCATCTGTATAATTCTTTTCAGTGAGAGTGATTGTATTTCCATTGACATCAAATTGTTTATTTGTTTCACAAATAGTTAATTGAGGTGTCGGTATGTTTCCTGAGATTAAAGTAATTTTGGAAACATCATATATTTCATTTTCCAAATATATTTCCAAATTTGATACATCTGGAAATAGATTTGTATTTCTATCACCACTATCTATGTCTAAGATGTAGTCACCCATTAAAATTTAGGGATATAATTTTAATGACTGATTTAATGTAATAGTTATATTTTTGAAATTACTTGTAAAGTGTGTGGGCAAGTGGGTTATCGGCCAATTGTCTTTGAGCAATTCCAAGGTCAAGGCGATGATTCTTGTTACCCTTGTATGGGTTGAGTTCTTGGTATCTTGGTTTGACATAGTTTTGTGTCCAACCACCACTGACACCCCCAGTTCTACCATCCATGCGAGTATTATCAGCACGCACAGCTGTAACCATACCATATGCTTGGAGTGGATTGCCACGGACATTCATACGACCAGAGTTGGGTTTACGGTATTCTGAATTGGCACGGCGCTCACTGAGGCGTAGGCCGTATTGAGCAAGCTCTGCTGGTGTTCTGACTTTGTTACCCGCGGCTTCAACAAGTGTGGAGTTTTCATAAGCACCATAGAAGCTTGCGATACCTGGTTGAATATTATCCATGTATTTGTATTGACCATCGGCAATATCTGATTTGTTACGGGTTGGACCTTGGGCAACTGTACCATGGGGGACCATGCGCTTAGCTGAAGCAAACTCCAAACCATCTGTTCTTGTCCCTGTTTGAGAA